CGCCTTTGTATAACCATACAGAGTAAGTATCAGAACCACCCTTGCCAAAACCTGCATTTACAACTTTACTTGTCATAGCGTTTATATCTTCTTTACGATATACCTTTTTAGCACTTACCATTTTTTTGCAAAACTCCCTAGATGTGCCTTTAGTCTTTGCAGGGTTGTACATATATCTAACTAAATATGTTTTGTCCTCTTGACCTTTTTGTTTAGACTTACCATCTTGTTTGCTTTCACTATATGGCTTGGCACTACCTGTACTAGCTAGATTAGTTTGCTCGTTTAACTCCTTAATCTTTTGGTTTAGGTCATCATCATTGTCATAGTCTACTTCTTGTTCGTCTATAACTTCAAAGTCCTTTAGTAGTTCTTCTTCATCTTGTCCTAAATCTATAAGAGCATCAGCAATATCTGTGTCTACAAATTTATCTAAATCACTAGCTAACTTTACACCTGTTTCTTCTTCTTGTGTTTCTTCATCAACAATTTCTTTGTCAATTTCTATAAACTCTAAAGGTTGTAGTGTCTTGAAGTATAGGTTAAGAGATATATCATTATAAGCTAATATTTTATCAAACGCTTCTATTAGTAAGTTCTGAAAAGGCTTAATAACCAAGTTCATCATTAGCTTTGTGGCTGTTTCTAACTCCTCTGCGTTGTTTCCAAGCCCTGTATTGTCTTTAATACCCAAAAGCATAGGAGATACTACCCTGTGCGCTACAAGTATCTTACGGCTGCTCTCATCGCTTAAAAACTGATATTGGTTGTGTGCATCACTTAATTGTACAGGGTCTATTGTAGCTGCTGTTTCAGGGCTGTCGTTAAACGATAGTATAAACTTACCTGCATTACTACTTCCTGAAAACTTATCATAGATACGTCTTTCTATTTGTTCTCTTTCTTCTGCACTAGGAGTACCTGAATTAAAGTTAATAAGCATACTAGGACTTAATCCTGATTGTATGTTATTTATATGAAAGTTAGATATTTCTTCTTCAAGGTCTGCATATTGCAACCCACCTTGATAGTCAGGGGTGGCATAGTACTTGTAACCTGCCCTGTAAGGCTTAACGTAAACAATCTCGATAGCTTCATTACTCATACCAAAAGCAGGTATGCGCTTTACTTGGTTAATACGGTTGTATTTAGCCCAATCGCTAGAGTAGTAATATGCTTCTATTTCTCCTTTGTCGTTACACTTTTCAGCAGCTAATTGTTCAACAGGTATATGCTCAACCCTTGCTATCTTTTTTCTGTCTTTACTATAAATTACTTGCATACTACATTGACCAAACAGTTTAAGGTCTGCACATAGTTTACGTAAACAATCTTTGTGTAGTAATGTAATGGCTTGTGCGTATGCATCAGGCTTCTTATTACTGTCAGTAGCATCTAAACCCTTACCATATATCATCTCACTAATACCGTTTATAACAGCATTGTTTGTAGGACTACCATTGTATCGGTCTATTAGGTACTGAAAGTATGAGTTCTTATCTCCGTATGTTACAAAAGCCTTACTCTTTTTTTCTTCAATAGTAGGGCTAACATAATTCGATAAACTTAAAGCGTGTATCATAGTACTATATAATCGTTATTGTGTGTATCGTTTGTATCGTAAACGTCTTTATTTACATTATATCTGCTTTGTGTTACAGGTGTTTGTGCTGTACAGAATAATTTATCTCTATATATTAATGTGCTACCATCTAAAACTTCTAGTGTGTAAAAGTGTCCTTCTCTAAATGGTGCATTACTGCTGCCAAATGTCATAGAAGCTGTAAGATAATTACCATCTGAACTTGTAGCAGCTGTTATTGTTTCTGACTTATTTGTTTGCTCGTCAGTTAAAATGTATGTAAATGTTTCATTTAAACAATCTGAATTTTCTACTCCTCCGCCATCTAGTATCACTCTTTCAATATAATTCTCACAAGCAAATACTCTTGGTATATACTTAAATGTTTGCGTTTGTGAAACTGATACAATCTTCATATAAGTATAACGTACAAATATGAATATTTACTATATGACATAAAAAAAGGAGGGTTTTTACACCCCCCTCTATCATAATTAAAACAAGAATTATTTACTCTCCTTTAGCAAATATACAAAAAATATATTAAGCAGGAGTAATTGGTGTGGTAGCACTTACGTCAGGTGCTGTTGCAAAGAATGGTGGATTAACCTCACTAGCTGTTGCTGTAAGTGTAAATCCTTGCAAATCTCCTGCTGCTGCTCCTGTTACAATAGTACCGCCTGTAACCTCTGCACCGTTTTCTTTTCCTATTAGTAAGTACTTTGTAGCACCTGTACCATCAGGATATAGTTCAACAACATAGTGCGCTCTACCTCTGTTTAAGAGTTTTATCTCCTCTTGTGTTGCAACATCTAGGTTTTGAAAAGTAATATTTAGAGTACTTTCATAAAAAGTAGTTCCATTTTCTCTGCTTGATGTTACGCTTGTTTCTAAAGATGTTTGACCACCTTTTACCTCAAACTTGAAAAATTCAGCACTTCCATCTGATGGTAATGTTACCGTTCCTGATGAAGGGCTTAACGCTGCAATCGCTGCGCTATAATCAAGTATATATACATTTTTGATACCTGCATAAGCTGACTTACAGCCTATACCTCTACCTTTTGTTATTGCACAACTCATATTTATTTATTTATTAAAAAAGGGCAGGTAGGATACACCTAACCCACCCTTTCTATGTTAGTTAAAATTATGAGTAAAGAACGATATCGCCTCTTACTCCGTATTGTACACCTGCTGTGTAACGCATCACAACTCTTACGTTTTGTGAACCATCAAGGTCAGCCATATCAATAACTTTAACTTCGTTACGGTCATCTAGTAGACCTGTACCAAAGAATAGGTTAGATTTCTGTGCAGCAACTGCTGTGTTATCAGCAAGTCCTTTAGCTACAACAATGTTGATACCCTCAAAAGAAAGCTGACCACCGTTGTACCATTGTGAACCTTTGTTATCTGTACCTGCACCACCAATATTAGCAACAAATCCACCTAAAGCACGTACATACGCTCTAGCAATGTTTGAAGATACATAAAGGTTAAGGTCTTCTTTTCCGTAAACAGTAGAAGGAATAGCATCTACAATAGCACCTAATTGTGCAATTACGTTTGTGCTATCAACAGAAGCAGCAGTTACATCAGCACCACCGTCAGCAGTTAATAGAGTATCAAAGCCATCAAAAGAACCTTCTCCTGTGCTACCTGACCAAATAGAAGTTTCAGTTGCATTAGCAACTTCAGCAGCTACCTGTGCGATAACGAAGTCAGAGAATAAAGGTGGCAATTCATCAAAAGCACTAAAGCCCATTTGAGCAGCTTCCCAATCTGCGTGTAATTCTTTCTTACAGATTTGTAAGTTTACTTGCAATTCAGCAGGAGTAAGTACTTTCTCGGTTAGTGTCATTGTAGAGGTGCTATCGTCAAAATCACAGTCAGCAGAGCGGACAAGATTTGCAAAAGAACCTACTTTCATAGCAGCTTTATACTTTACGTTAGGTAAAATAGTAACAGTTCCGCTATCTAGTGTATCAGCAGACAAAAGTGCAGCAGCAAGATATTTTCCTGCAAACTCTCCTGCGTAACTTGAACTTGTAATAGTTGGGTTTGGCATTTTATTTAATTTTAATTGTTAATTTTAGACATTACTTTATCGAGTGTTGTTTGCTTTCTGTTTTGTGCAAACTTTACACCAATATTGTTATTTTTTTGTTCAGGGTTATGAGCAATAGGCTCGGCAGCAGGTTCAGACAATTCCTCTTTTACTTCTTTCGGTAATTCCTCTGATAATTCTACTTCTGCTTCTACTTCTTCGCTCATTTCTTCTTTCTTCATATCCTCAATCATAGCTTTGATTTCAGATACTGCTTCTGCTAGTTCTTCTTTAGTAACATAACCCATTTCTTCTTTTTCTTCTTCAGCCTCTACTTCAGCTTCTTCGTCTAGGTCTTTGATTTCAGCAATAATGCCTTCTTCTGCTACTACTAGCATCTTACCGTCTTCCATAGTATAATCGCCAACAGGCAATGCTACTTTGTCATCTTCAGTAATAATAAATATTTCTTTACCTGCTTCAAACGCCTCTGCTTCTAACACAGTACCGTTTTCTAGCTTTGCAGTTGCTAGTTCAACCTTTTCTTGGCTTTGCTCAACATCATTCACAATGTCAGTAGCTTCTTCGCCTAGATAGGTTTTAATCTTATTTAACATTTCGGTTGCTTTCATATAACTATAACTATTTATTTAACTTATTTTACATTTTTAAATTTTACCAATGCCTTGATTGATTAGTTTACCTTTACAGCATTTTGTACTGTAAGTGTTTTTGTCAGCACATAAACATCCACGTTTACTGCCTTTAGGACTTGTGCGTGATACTGTTAAATTTTTGTTCATCCTTGCCCTCTGTATTTTTTCTTATAATGTTTGCTACCCTTTATGCTACTCATTTTTGTTTTAGCGTGTACACCCTTACGTCTTACTTTAGGTTTTATTATATGCGCTACTTCTATTCTTTTAGCCATTACTTAATAGGTATGCAATTAGGAACTAACTTACCGTCTTTCTCTTTCATACCGTATTGTCTATAACCTGATGTGCAAGGCTTTTCTAATTTGTGTTGCTCACAAGGCATAAACCAAGTCTTACCCTCGTACTCGTGTTCGTGGTAACTCTCACAACCTATATCTTGTGCTGCTTTTATTGCTAGTTCTTTAGTAGAGTATGCTAGTCTATCATCTATAATAGCCATAGTGTCGCTTACTACTTCGCTTAACTCTAACAAGCCTAATTCTTTTAGTTTACTTTCTGACCATCGTTTAGCAGCTTTACCACCCCACAACAAGTAGGATATAGTACCACAGGCTTTAGTATCGCCTTCATCATAATACTCCTCTGCTCTTGACAAATAAGAGTA